CCTTGGCCCGATTCGGATATGTGAAAGCAGAGAAAAAGCGTATCCCTACCTGGGCAGAGGCCACGGCTGAGCTGGCCAAATGGTCCCTCCCAAACTACGCGCTCTATCGCAATCAATGCAAGGCATACGTCCAATCACTGTGGGTCTACTTTTGCGTCACCCGCATCGCCGAGCGGGCAGCACTCGTACCTTACCATGTCTATGAGATCGATCCGGCCACCGAGGAGGAGGTGGAGGTCCAGGGGCACCCGCTGGAGCTCCTGCTGGCTGCGCCCAATGAAGGCATGAGTGGCTTTGAGCTCATGGAATATACCTTCGGCTCGCTGGAGCTCACGGGCAACGCCTATTGGTACCTCACCCTCGACCAGCGGGGCATCCCGGTGGAAATATGGCCCCTCCGCCCGGATCGGGTGGAGGTGGTGCCCTCCAAGACGGAGTGGGTGAAGGGCTACATCTACCACGTGGATGGCCACAGCATCCCGCTGGAGAAGCAGGAAGTGGTGCATTTCAAGCGGTGGCATCCCCTGGAGGACTATGTGGGCCTCTCCCCTATCCAGGCCGCAGCGCTGGCCATCGAGGGGGACCTCAATGCCCAGCGGTGGAATGCCCGCTTCTTCCACGAGAATGCCATTCCCTCCGGGGTGGTCGCCATCAAGGAACACATCTCGGATGCCGATTACGATGCCATCGTCAAGCAGTGGGAGGGGAAATATAAGGGCGTGGAGGGGGCTCACAAGGTGGCCTTCATCCGGGGCTCGGATGTCTCGATAGCAACGCTCTCCATTCCCCATCGGGACATGGAATTTCTCGAATATCGCAAATTCACCCAGCGGGAGATCTTCAATATCTATGGCATCCCCATGGGGAAGTGGATCGAGAATGCTACCGAGGCCAACGCCAAGGTGGCCGAGAGGACCTTTATAAACGATACCCTGTGGCCGAAACTGGTGCGGGTGGGATGGAAAATCAGCTCAGAGGTGCTTTCTCGCTGGGGCGAGAACCTGCGGGGCCGCTTCGAGGACATCCGCATCACCGACCGGGAGTTGCAGCTCCGCGAGCTGGAGATCGTGGCCAAGGGGGCCATGGACCCGACGCTGGGCCTACCCGTGCCGCTCATGACGGTGGATGAGATGCGGGCCCGCTACTTCGACCTGCCGCCGATGAGCGAGGTTCAGGGCAAGGCCCTCGTGGAGGCCGACCAGCGGATGGATACAGCGCTCAGGCAAGAGCTCAGGCGCTGGAAGGATGTGGCCGTCAGGCTGTTCAAGGAGGGGCGGGACCCCGCAGGGCGGGAATTTCGGAGCGAGATCATCCCCGACTGGCTCAAGGCCGCCATTAAAGCCCAGCTCGCCGAGGCCAAAACGCTGGAGGAGGTGAAGCAGGCCTTCCAGCCCCCTTTCGGGCCTGGGCGGGGTACCCATGAGGACCCCGCCAAAGCCAAGAAGCAAACCTGGGAGCGCAGGATCATCGCCGGGCTGCTCGAGATCTGGCAAAAGCACGCCGAGCTGGTGCTGGAATGGCTCAAGAAGCAGCGGGAGGTTAAAAAGCGCATCAAGGCTGTGGGCGATGACTTGGCTGAGGCCGGGGAGCTATGGGAAGGCATGAGCCGGGATTACGTCCAGCTTCTCCTCCCGGCCTTTGAGGAGGTGATGGCCGAGGCCGCGCAGGATGCCATCGGAGCCCTCCCCTGGGCCATCAGCATCGACATGGACCTCGTCAACGCCCAGGCTGCGGAGTGGGCGCGGAATTATACCTATGATCTCATTTCAGGCATCAACAAGACCACCCAGGCCCGCCTTCAGCAGGCCATCAACAACTGGATCGAGGCGGGGGAGGATTTCCCTAATCTAGTCAAGCGGGTACAAGACATCTTCAACAACCCGGTTCGGGCGGAGATGATAGCCGCCACGGAGGTAACCCGCGTCTATGCCGAAGCCAACACCCGGGCCTGGGAGGCGACCGGGGTGGTGAAAGAGCGGGAATGGCAGACGGCGGCAGATGAGAGGGTATGTCCCATCTGCGGCCCTCTGCAGGGGAAGCGGGCAAGGTTGGGCAAGCCCTTTCCCGGCGGGATTATGAATCCGCCCGCCCATCCCCGCTGTCGGTGTTGGGTGGTCCCTGTGGTGGAGTGAGATGGCCGATGACATAACGGTGACCATTGAGGGCCTTGACAGGCTCCTCAAGCAGTTCAACAAAGCGCCAAAGCTGGTGGGCAAGGCGCTGGAGCGGGCCATGCAGAAGGCAGTTCATCATCTGCATGGCAAGGTGGCCGTCTATCCACCGCCGTGGCCGCCGCCGGGCTCGACCTATCGGCGCACCGGCACCCTGGGCCGCTCTATCACCACCGAGGTGAAGGGGGTGGGGAAGGGTATGCGGGGCATTGTGGGCACGGCCATCCCCTACGCCACCTACGTTATAGGCCCCAAGCAGGCCTGGATGCATCGGGGCCGGTGGAAAACGATGATGAAGCATGTCGAGGAGCAGATGGGAAAGCTCCGCGAATTCTTCTCCCAGGCAGCGGATGAGGTGGCCAAGGGATTGGCGGGGAGGTAGATATGCCCTGGACGGTGGATGATCCGCCGGATGTGGCGAAGAACTGGACGGAGGAAGAGAAGCGTCGCTGTGTGGCCGCCGCGAATGCGGTGCTGGAGCGCGGCGGGAGCGACGAGGAGGCCATCTTCGCCTGCATACATGCGGCGGGTAAGAGTAAGGAGGAAAGCAAGATGAATCACAATGATGAAGAGCAAAGTGGCGTCAGCGTGCTGTGGGAGGAAGAAGAAGGCACCGATGAATGGCTGGAGGCTCTCATCAGTGATCTGGGCAAGCCGGCGCCAGAGGGGGAGATAGAAGCCAAATTCCGTGGATCTCCACGCAATCCCTATGGCACCCATGCCTCCAAGGGATATCCCGGAGGCAAGCAGGGATGGATCAAGGCATGGCGCATCTATCTATCGACTTGGCCCGATCCACGGGTCATTCAAGGCACGATCCGGCGCATTGCCATGATCGCCAAGCGCATGAAGGGATGCAACATCCCTGCCATGTCGGCTGAGGATGTCGGGCCCCGGCCTGGCCCCGATGGACCGCTAAAGGGCAAGTTGTATCAGAAGCCCAGCGATTATGGGCTGTCCCATTGGAAGAAGCCCAGCGATGATGGATTGACCCAGGAGGATGTGCAGCTCACTTGTGACGATCTGATCACGCTCAAGAAACTGTGCCTGCAGGAATTGCGCAAAAGGCAATTGGCCAAGGAGAAAAAGCAAGGGACCAAGGCCCTGGCGGTCAAGTTTGTGGACGAGGACGATGCCATCATCGAGGGCCTGGCCATCCCCTTCGGCGGGCCGATGGATGGCAAGGATCTGGTGGGCGAATATTTCAGCCCGGAGACCGATCTCTGCCTCAAATGGTACAAGGAGCGCCCGCTTCTTTACCACCATGGCCTGGATGATGCGGTGGAGACGGTCCCCGTGGGCCGGCAGATCAAGGCCCATGTCACCGATGTTGGCGTCTGGGCCCAGGCCCAGCTCGACAAATCCAACCGCTACTTCAAGAAGATCAAGGAGCTCATCGAGCAGGGCCGGCTCTTCTTCTCCAGCGGTGCGCTGGCCCATCTAGTGAAGAAGCGCCCCGATGGGGCCATCGTACGCTGGCCGTGGGTGGAGCTATCGCTCACGCCCACGCCATGCAATCCCTACGCCATCGTCGCTCCGCAGGCCAAGGCCAACTTTGAGGCCTGCGGGCTGAAGTTCGTGGATCTCGCCACCCTGGAGGAGCCGCGCCAGAGCGATGCCGAAGGAGCGGCATCGGGCGTCGGAGATCGGGAGGTGGAGACCACAGAGGTTAACACCAGTGTGAAGACGGAGGAAATCGAAATGGACGAGAAGACCTTGAACGAGATGATCGCTAAGCGGGTCGAGGAAGCCCTGGCCGCCAAGGCCAAGGCCGAAGAGGAGGCCCGCAAAGCGAGGGAAGAAGAGGAAAAGCGCATCGAGGAGAGGGCCAGGGAGCTGGCGGCCAAGATGGTGGCGGAGCGCAAGATCGTCTTCCCCACCGGCAAGTCCCAGGTCCAGGTGGTCACTCCCTACGATGAGCTGAGCGTTGAGGACCTGGCCTTCCTGGGCGTGCTGCTCAAGGCTGCCGGCCAGAAGCCCTCGGAGATGTGCCTCAAGGCCATGGCCATGAAGGGCTATAAGGCTGTGGAGCAGGG